CTCTTCTTTTGGTAAAGTCTCCTTCATAATCATCTTCGATTGTTATATTCTCTAAGATAATAGGAATATCTCTTTTTTCTTTTATTGATTCTACTAATTCAACTGTTAGATTATATTGTGGTTGAAAATATGGCAAAATTTGCTCTACAATTTGTAGAGCATCATCATTTAATTTACAATAAATCGACAGTTCAAATGCCATATTATATGGCACGGGCATATATGATTTTTTAACATCTGCACCACCAGCAGGATCCTTTACTTTAAACTGCTGTACAGTTGACACTTTCCTTGAAGGATCATATGTCAGTCCAGTAAATTCAAACGACATTCTTGGTAATGTGATTGCCGTTGGTTTATTGAGATCAGGTGATTGCTCAATTCTTGCCAAAAACTTTTGAGTAGGTCCATATGCAAGAGGAATTCTTAGTTCAGATCCTTCTTGCTTAATACTAATCGCATTAAATAAAGTTCCAAAGGAAACGATAGTTCTCCTAAGAATTTCGTTGTAAAAATACTCAAACATAATTAAAACCTAACGTTTATATTTGACAACATTGTAGTTTTATTTATGGTATGCCAAACGGGTTCTGTTCTGAGAAGTCAATAATAGAATCTGCTGCTGTTTCTATATCAAAATTATCTGCGAATGGATCATTGTCAGGTGTTTTGTCTAGCGTTCTCAGGGGTCTAGAAGCGCCTGAAGTTGATCCTACGACAGTTTCCCCAACACTGAAGGTTCCGTCCACGCTAGCAACCTCTAGAACGCCTGTAGTGGAGTTCCAAGTTCTTACTCTGGCAGTTGTGCTGGTAGCAGATCCAATTATAACTTCATTGAATGCAAAATCTCCAGTTCCACCAGATCCAGGAGACTCAATCGTTATTGTTGGAGTGAGAACATATTTGTTCCCAGAATCAGTTATATCTATACTAGAAACATTTCCTGCACCATTGATACTTACGACACCTTTGGCTGTAGCAACTCCTACTACTTCATCAATATAATTTTTATCCCCTACAGTATTTGATATTGAAACTAAAGGTGGAGATAAGTATCCTCCTCCTCCAAATGTTACTGCAATACCAGTAACAATACCACATTTATCGATACCAAATTCAAATACAGATGTTGCAATTCCTACATTTGTTGATAAATTGTTGATAAAGATTGCACTAGAACCAATAGAGGTAACATAACTATCTCTTGGTATAAAGTTATAAACTTCACTATGTCCAACTCCCAATCTAACTCTATCTCCAACAAGAATATTACTGGTATTAATTCCAGCGATAGAAGTTGAACCTATTCCAATAGTACCTTGAGTTTGAATAGAATTGAATCTAATTGTTGCTATTCCAAGTGCTCTAAATTGTTCATTTGCACCACCAGGACCACCAATGGTTACAGTTGGTACAGAAACATAACCATATCCACTATTTCCAATACTAATTGAATTAATAGTTCCAGCAATAGAAACTGTAACTGTTGCAGTCGCTTGAATTGGTGATGGAGATCCTGAGAAAGAAATTGTAGGTGCAACTGTATATCCTGCACCGATAGTTGCGCTAGTCCCTACTGCCCATGCATCATCATTATTAAAGGAAACTGCAGTTACAATACCTGTAATAGGATGTATGGTAGCAATACCAATAGCAATTTGTGTGGGAGCAAGCATAGTCCCAGATGTAGTGATTGCAACAGTAGGAGAAGTAGTGTATGCTCTACCTGTGGTGCTAAATGCAATAGAACCTGGATTGATGGAAGAACCAGCAATACCTATTGTCGCAGATGCAAAACTTGTTCCTGGATGTGAAATTATTACCGTTGGAGTACTAGTGTAGAACTTACCACCAGTCGTAATGGCAAGAGTTTCTACAGTTCCTCCTGTTTCTGCATAACTATCGAGTGTTGCAGTTGCTTGACTAGCATTTCCTGTTCCTGTTGGAAGTGCAAAAGTAACTATTGGTGCCTCTTTATAGAATACACCACCTGTTGTTCCTCCAGGGAACAGATAAGCAGATGCTCCTATACTAATAGGTGCCGATAGTACACTAACACCTCCGCCAACAACGGGGTAATCTAAAACTGCAGTTGCTGCTGCTCCAACATGTTTTGGAGTAGAGAAAGTAACCTCTGGCGCATCAACATACCCACCACCAGCACCTGTTATTGTTACTACACCAACATTTGCTATTTCACTAAGTATTGAAGTAGCAGCTGCTCCAGTTCCTCCACCGTTATATATTCTGATAGATGGTGCTATAGTATATCCTGATCCTGGATTTACTAAATCAACATTTTGAACCGATTTAAGTGCAGAGTTTGAATTTAGATTGCAGACATTAATCCCACCAATCATTCTAACTGTAGCAATTCCAGTTATTCCACCTACAGGTGCAGATCCTATACCAACTGTAGGTTTTGTTTTATATCCGCCACCTCTATTTGTAATTCTAATAGATCTAATAGATCCAGTAATAATTCCTGTTACTGCTGTTGCTGTAGAGGATGTACCTACAAGAGTTAACGTTTGGGTATTTCCTTGGATAGTGTTTATTCCATCATCAGTAAATCCATCAGAATCATCTCCAACGAGATTGTCATCAATATCATCAACGCCTGTCGCAATAACTTCGTTTTCATAACGAAAGAGTTCGCAGTATAATTCATAAACATAAAGATTTTGTAGTTGGTAATATGGTTTTGCATACTCAATATCTTTTATTTCATAAACCCTATCATCAAGTGGGAACCAAATTAAATCTCCACTTTTTGGTCTAGTAGAAAGTTTAATATTAGATTGATCTTGGATTAGAGGTGTGATATATGTTTCAAATCTTTCTCTAGAAATAATCAATCTAACTTCATCTTTTGATTCTATTCCAAACTTGGATAAAAGATTTCCTGCTCCAGAGTATTGGTCATAATTATCTACATATGCTTCTAGAGGTAATGCTAAATCAAATTTAGACTGAACAACCTCTCTAATTACAGTTTTTTCTGTTACAAATTTTCTAGGCATGTAGAAAATATCTACGCCATAGGTTCTCAATTGCTCATTGATTAAATCCTGAACAAGGTTCTGTTCGCCAGGTGTTCCTTGAGTAAAAAATGGATTTAGCATAATATCAACCTATCATATCTAACGGAGGAAGTTCATATGTATTTGATATCTGTTCCCTAATCACATCTAAATCTTTTTGGGCATCATCATATATTTGTCTCCCATTCAATTCAATTCCTCCAGGTAATTTAACTCCTTGGAATTTAATTAAATTTTGCCCCCATTGCTTTTTAATTAGTGCAGTCAAATACTTTTTCAAAAAAGAATCGTTATAAACTCTAGTAAAGTCATTTGGATCTAAAAGTCTATAGCAATCTAAAATTATATAATCTCCTTCAGAAACTGAACCCCAATCAATATCAAGATACAATCTATCTTGTCTTTGATTAAATCTAATCATCTTTTCAGTATTTAAAAGAAAATCTATATCTTCCAAATACCTTTTTACCATCGCATATGATAATATTTCTGTAGAATTAAAATTATAAACGTCATTTAAAAATAATTGATATTTGACACTAAACATACTGTTAGTGGTTGTTTGTGAACCATCAAATTTAAAAATTTTATTAACGCCAATGACTGCTGTAGGCACCTGAATATAATTACTATTTTCTTCATATGAAAATGTAGAAGTAATTCCAACTGTTGAAATACCAGTTGTTGTTACAATTCCAACATTACTATCAGTTTTCTTTCCTTGACCTCTATCAATATCTGTTTGCGTTATCTTATACTTTAAAAAAGTTTGAACTACACCATCAAAATGTCTTTCATGAAAATATTGTATCGCATCATCAACAAGATCATCTACTTGCTCATCAGCAACATTAATTTCAAGGACTGGAGCCCCTAGTTGCCTTTTACAGTAATTAATTAATTCCGACTTACTTGCTGGTTGTGCCATATATTCACAAGTTTCCTAGTTGTATTTAGGTGTATTGTGTTGCGGTATTATATACGTAAACGTTTCCATTTACTAAAGGATATGTTGATGATCCTACGGTAACCAAAACATCATACATATATCTACCTTGATCTAGTGTCTTGGTCTGGGTGTCAGTTAATGATGCTGTTAAAACTCCATCAACTGCACTTGTTATTCCAACAGAAAATGCAGTATGCCCACCAGTAGTAGATCCAACTCCAAGAGATTTTTTTAATTTTCCTGCAGCAGAGTAACTTGTAAGGTTAAAAGCACTGTTTGAAGTATTATTAACATTGAAAGTTTGTGTAAAATCTGTTCCACCATAAATGACCAGATTTACTCCATAAGGAACTCCAGAATCTGGGTCAAATGTTATTGTTCTAGTTGCCATCTTGTAATCCTATTATCGACATTGTTTCCTGTTGTTTATAGTAAAGTTTTGCAAAAGATTTTGCAATATTCTTTAGTTCATCACGATCATCACAACTATCTATCTGTGATGCCAATTTAGTGTAAGCAAATTGCTTTGACAGATTGCTTAGTTCAATAGTATCAGGATCCATTGATTAACTCCTTTAATAGAGATTTAATTTCAGTAATGTCACTTTTAATGTTAGCGACTTCTTCTTCTATAGTTTGCACTTTTTGATTCTTTTCAGACTTTACTTTACGTCTGGATATGTATTGCTCATATCCAAGATTATCAACATTAACTATAGAGTTATTGTCAGGATCTCTAGCGAGATCCCTATGCCCGTCAACGGTATATTTTTCCATACTATGCAAGAGCAATAACTCTAAGATCTTTCATTCTTGGTACATAAACCTGACTTGTAGAGGTCATTAGGATTTTAATCTTAAATGATTTGAATGATGACAATTGCTCACGGGTAAATGTATGTTCTTTAAATTCCAACTGCTCACCTTCAAATGAACGGAATGTAGATGCTGGAATTAAAACATCAGATCTTCCATCACTATTTGCAGAATCAATAATTTCTCCTTTTGAATTTAAATTATCATATCCAGGGAAAGGTTCAAATATTGGATTAAATCCTTCTTTATCACTAATGGCAAAGAATGCGCGAATATCTGCTTCTTCACTAACATGAGCACTAACAAGAATTTTTAAACTTGTGGCAGGATTTTCCAGATTTATTTCTTTAGAAATATATTGGAATGCTGTTGGGTCACTTAGTAAACCATTTACTCTACTATCATTGGCATAATCTGTTATTGGTTTGTTTACTCTATTTGATGTTAGAACTGTACTGACTCTTTGGGAGTCAATTACTGGTGAAATACGAGTATCTGTAGTAGTCAGGAAGAGTCTCATTTCAAGAGATTTATTACCTGTTACATTTGTCATCTTAACATCTTCATTAATCTTAGATGCTACTAATCTAGGAGTTTCTAGATAATTAGATTCATTAATAGATACTGACTGGAATCCATTGTCAACATATGCAATTTCATTTCCATCAATACTTTGAGAAGTCGTAGTTCTAATATCTGCAGTAAGATTTGTTCCTCTAACTGTCAAATTCTGAACGTTTGGTGTGATAATTTCAAAAGGCATATTTTGAGTTGCCCTTATATCATATCCACCAGTTGATTTAGATTCTTTTACATAAAGTCTTGGGAATCCAACATCATTACTCCGATCATCATTATTTGCATTGAATTTTTCCGACATATCCAATTTGACATTATATGAATCAAATGTTATTGGATTTGGAATAGTGACTGTAGACATATCATGGGTTTTATTAATTCTTGCAAGACTAATTCCATTTAATTCATACTTAAATACTGGAGTTCCTACAGTATAATTTTTAGGATTAGAACCTCTGGTTATGGTTCCGCCAATAGTATTTCCAGTAAGGTTAGTATATTCAATAATTTCATCACCAATTCGAATCAATCCAACATTAGTAGTTCCAACTCCAACATTTTCAAAATTAGCAAAACTTGTACCAGAATCAACCGATATTGCTCCAGTGAAACCAGCACCAATAGCTGCGCTAAGTTTAGTTGGTTTTACATCAGATTGTGCTCCAATTATCTTGACAAGATTCTCGCTAAAGTACATACCATGATTCTGATGATTGACTTTAATGTGCTCTCCGTCGTTTTCAGTGATGAGTGTATTAATACTTACATCACCACCATGGGTGTAATTTAGTT